AGGAAGCGCACCCCTTGAATGTCCCAGCGTGAGTCCTCCCTCGGGCTGAGAAACGCCGCGAAGCGCGTAGTCGACCGCTCTCCTGGGCCGTGGACCACGTGGAAGGGCACCAGGCCGGGTCGCTGCATCAAGTTCATCGAAACCTACTGCCGGTCGCCCAAGGGCGTCGGGTTCGGGGAGCCGCTGAAGCTGGGTCGCTGGCAGAAGGAAGCGATCGAGGAAATGCTCGCGAAGGACGTGGACGCGTCGGTCGAGAGCTTCCCGCGCGGCAACGGCAAGTCGACGATCGAGGCAGCAGTGGCTGTCTGGGGCACGTTCGCCGACAACGAGACCGGCGCGCCACAGGTGCCCATCATCGCCACCACCGTGGGCCAAGCGATCCGCTCGGTGTACGCACCGGCCCTATCGATGATCAAGCACGAGCAGGAGCTGCTGAACCGGGCCAACATCTTCTCGGGTGTGTCCACTCCCCGCGTTGAGGTCCACTTCAACGAGGGCACCATGTTCCCGCTCTCCAACGATATCGACGGGTTGCAGGGCCTCGATCCGTCGATCGCCATTGCCGACGAGATCGGGTTCCAGCCCGAAGATGCGTGGGGCGCTCTTCTGATGGCCGGCGGCAAGCGCACGCGGTCGCTCATCATGGGCAAGGGAACACCTGGCGTCGACCACGACAACGCCCTGTACCTGCTGCGGAAGCGGCTCGCCGAGGGCGGGAACGTCCCGCGCCTGCACTTCCGGGAGTTCCACGGCGATCCCGGTTGCCGGGTAGACGATCGTCGCCAGTGGCGCAAGGGGAACCCCGCCCTCCGCTCCGGGTTTCTCCGGGTTAGTGCGCTCGAGACGGACCTGCACCTCATGCCGGAGGCTCGATTCCGGATCTTCCGGCTGGGCCAGTGGGTCGACGGCTATGCGTCCTGGCTGGGAGAGGACGGACGCGCCGTGTGGGACGTCTTGCGCCGGAGCATCGCCCCGATTGATGGGGCGCCTACGTGGGTCGGGATCGACGTGGGCCTGAAGCGCGACTCGACGGCGGTCTGCATCGTCCAGCTGCTGCCGGACGGGCATGTAGGAGCATGGGTTCGGCTGTGGGTGCCCACCAGCGAGGAGCCCGTCGACGTCACCGACGTGATGGAGCACATCCGCCGCCTGGCGAAGACATACAAGGTCGGCGGCGTCAGCTTCGATCCGCGCTTCTTCGACGTCCCGGCCAAGATGCTCCACGACGAGGGCCTGCCGATGGTGGAAGTCCCGCAGTCTCCCGAGCGCATGTCGCCGATCATCGGAGACCTGTACGACCGCATCCAGCGCGGCGAGATCCATCACGACGGAGACGAGGCGTTCGCGGAGCAGGTGCTAAACGCGATTCCGCGGTTCACGGAACGCGGGTTCACGCTCCAGAAGTCCAAGAGCCGCGGGCGGATCGACGCCTGCATTGCCCTGTCGTTGGCGATCGACCGGATGCAGAACCGAGCCCGCCCGCGACCGGCCCTCTTCGTGGGCACGGCATGAGCACCGTGGACAGCCTGACGGCGCGTGAGCGCCAAGTGCTGCGCCTCTACGGCCAGGGGCTCGGCGTGCGGGAGGTCGGTGCCCGGCTGGGCATCAGCCCGAACACCGCCCGCAAGCACCGCGACAATGCCGTGCGTCGCCTGGGAACCGGCTCGCAGGTCAGGGCCGTCCTCGAGCTTGACAGGGCCGAACGTACCGCAACTGCGTAATAGGAAACGTGCAGCCCCGCACCGAAACTAGCCCATGATGGCTAGATTCTCGTGGCCTTGGTCTCGCCCTGAGCGGTTTGATTCGAGTTGGTCCATAGCCGACTCGGCCTTCGCCGCGTGGCTGAGCGGCGACATCGACGGCCCGTCAGAGACCGTCACGCCCTACACGGTGCTGGGTCTGTCGGCCGTTCTTCGGTCGGTCTCCGTGATCTCTACCACCATCGCCGGCCTGCCGCTCCGCACCTACGAGCGCCAGGGTGACGAACGCGTGCGGGCGCCTGCAGTCTTCGATGACCCGTGGCCGGGAGTGGACGGCATGACGCCCTTTGCCTGGACCGAGACGCTGCTCATTCACCTCCTGCTCTGGCGGCGGGCATACCTGTGGCACGAGGCCCGCGACGTGCGCACGGGTGAGGTGACTGTCTACCGCCCGGTCCCGCCCGACCTCATCACGAAGACCGAGCGGGTCGGCGGCCGGATGCAGTTCACCTACCGCGACGCGAACGGCGAAACGCAGACGGTCGGCTCCGAGACGATCACCCACATCCCCGGCCCGTCACTGGACGGCGTTGAGGGCCACCCGCTGCTCTCCGGGGCGCGGGCCATCTTCTCCGGCGCGATCTCGGGCGACAAGGCCGCACAGGTGACGCTGCGGCGTGGCATCCGCTTGGCCGGCCTGCTGGTGCCCGAGGCGGGTGAGGAGGTTGACGAGACCGAGGCGAAGGCGATCCTCGAGAACCTGCGCGCCAAAGTCGTCGGCCGCGAGAACGCGGGCGATGTGGCGGTCATCAACCGCCGCATGAAACTCCAGCCGTGGACGCCCAACAACATCGAAATGCAGTGGGCCGAGACCCGGCAGGCCGTGCTCGGCGAGATCGAGCGCCTGTTCGGAATGCCGCCCCACCTTCTGGCCGACACCGAAAAGCAGACCTCCTGGGGGACCGGGGTAGCCGAGCAGAACCTCGGCCTCGCCCGCTACACCTTGCGCGGCTGGTCCGACCGTCTCGAACAGGCGCTTACGCGCCGCCTGCCAGTTGGACAGTTCTGCGAGTTCGACTACAAGGGCCTCCTCCAGGGCACCCCGGCGCAGGAGATCGAGCTGCTGATCGCCCAAGTTCAAGCCGGGCTGCTCACCGTCGACGAGGCCCGCCGCATCCTGAACCGTCCGTCACTCACGAGAGCGCAGCTCAACGCCCTGCGACCCACGCCATCCCCTCCCTCCCCGCAGGAGTCCACGAATGAGTGAACGCATCGCATTCACCGGCGAGGTGACCGCCGAAGGTCGCCGCATCAAGGGTTCAGTCCAGCTTGCCGGGCAGCGCACGCGCCGCGGCAGCGAGTGGCTGGAGATCGATCCGTCGGCCCTCGTCAGGGCCGACGCGTCTGGCGTTGTGGGCCGGTGGGAGCACGACCCGCAGAAGATCCTCGGTCGCCCCGAGAACGGGACGCTGATCCTGAGTCGGACCGACCAGGGGATCGAGTACGAGCTAACCGAACTCCCCGACACGACCTATGCGAACGATGCCCTCGCCCTGGTCCGTGGCGGATACGTGACGGGTTCGAGCTTCGAGATCGGGGGCATCAAGTCCACGTTCAGCGTCGACCCCGACACCGGCGAACGGGTCCGGCGCATTACCCATATCGACTGGCTGACAGATGTCAGCCCGGTTGGACAGCCGGCATTCGCGGCGAGCACTGCCGCAGCATTCAGCGAGGAGTCCGAAGTGACCGCACCCCAGATCGAGGTCGAGGCGATCGCTTCGGCCGCCCCCAAGGTCGAAGAGAAGTCCGAGACGTACCGCACGGCCGCGAAGTTCGCGCGCGAGCGGGAGACCCTTGCCGAGCTGGCATCCGCGATGGACAACCTGCTCGCAAACGGCCCGCTCACCCCGGCCAAGGCCGAGACGCTGGCGGCGTTCGGTGACGTGTACGACGAGCGCGCTAAGGCCGAGGCGTTCGCCCGCGACCAGCGCGAGCGCCTTCAGATCGCCGCCGACCTCCGCGCCGGCCGCGGCCCGAAGGCTCCCGAGTCGCGCACTGAGCTGTTCGCCAGCGATGACTACCGCCACGCCTTCACGCGCTACCTGCGCGGCGAGCCCGGCGTGATGGAGCAGTTCGCCCAGTCGATTTCCGGCAGTGGCGCTGAGGGCGGGTTCACCGTTCCTGAGAGCTTCCGCGCCGAGATCGTCCGCACGATGGCCGCCTATGGCGGGATCCAGCAGCGGGCTCGCGTCCTCGAGACGCCCGATGGCCGGACGCTTCCGTGGCCGACCGTCAACGACACCGCCAACTCGGCGATCGTCGCCTCCGAAGGTGCCGCTCCTGCGTCCGGCGGGGCCGACGCGGTCTTCGGCGAGGTCAACCTCGGGGCATACAGCATCGCGGCCACTGGCGCCAGCAACGTGCCCGTCAAGGTGAGCTGGGAGCTGCTGCAAGACTCGCAGTTCAACATCGAAGACCTGCTGGCGAGCCTCATGGGCGAGCGCCTGGGCCGCAAGGCCGCGGCGTACTACGCCACGGGCACCGGCAACAGCGAGCCGTTCGGCCTTCTCGCCAAGACCCCCGACACGATGACCGCCACGTCGCTCTACGCCGCGCTGGTGGAGCACATCTTCCAGGTCAACGAGGCGTACCGCAGCGCGGGCAACTGCGCCTGGGTGCTCTCGGACACGACGCTCGCCAAGGTCTACAACTCGGTCGACCTCCAGGGCCGTCCGCTGTTCATCCCCGCGGGCGAGGCTTCGGGCGCTGGCCGTCCGGCCGGCATCCTCCTGGGCTACCCGGTCCAGCTGGACCAGGCCGCCGCCAACCTCGTCGCGTTCGGCGACATCGGGGCCGGGTTCGTCATCCGGCGGGTTCGGAACATCGAGATCGTGGTCGACCCCTACAACAACACCGCCACCCGCCAGACCGCCTACCACGCTTGGATGCGGACGGACTCCAAGATCCAGGACACGGCCGCAGTGAGCGTGTCCGACTACACGAGCGTCCTCGCCGACGCCGTCGCCTCCTAAGCGGACCGACGAAGAGACAGGAGACGACCAATGGCAGTCGCAACCGGCCTTCCTAAGCCCGGCTCTAACCGCACCGCCGCGGGGTTCGCCGACGCGGCGGCCGACGTGGTCGCGGCCGACATCCTCGTGACCGTTGGTGATTACACCGGCGGCACCCCCGAAGACAAGTTCACGCTGAACGGGCACGGGCTCGTCACCGGGGACTACGTGTTCCTCCTCCACAAGATCGCGGCCGGTGCGGTCACCGGGGCCGTCGGGACTAAGTTCCGGGTCAAGGTGACCGACGCCAACGTCTTCCAGTTGACCGATCTGGCCGGCTCGGTCATTGCGAACACGGACGACGGAGCGTCCGTCGTGTTCCTCAAGGGCTCGCACGCCACGCCCGATGCCGTGGCACAGCTTGTCGTCATCCCCCGCCTGATCGTCGCCGATGGCACGTACACGGGCGGGACCACCGAGGACATGTTCACCCCCCGCGCCGCGACGGGGTTCTGCAACCTCGAGGACACCGACGCCCTCAAGCTCCTCTACAAGTCGGCCGCCGGTGTGGTTACTGGCAAGGCAGTCGACTCGACTGTCTACGCCAAGAGCGTGACCACGGCTGCGTTCGAGCTGGCCGCGACCGCTGGTGGCGTGGACATCGAGAACACCGCCGACGGCCTGGCCATCTTCCTCAAGCTCAGCTAGTGATCCTCTGCGGCTGGTGCGAGCACCCGACCGCGAACCCTGACCGCTGCATCTCCTGCGGCCACCCCGATCCGGGGCGGCCGTGGGAGCAGCGGGGGTCCGCCCCGCCTGTCGTCCGCACGGACGCGACGGGGCGTCCTGCCCTCGACCCTTCCGTGATCCGCCACCGCCTGGCAGATGCCCGCCACGAGGTAGGTCAGTACGCCACCCACGCAGAGCTTGCCGAGTTCCTGAACGTGTCCGAAAAGACCGTCCGCCGGTGGTTGAAGGTGGCCGGTTGATGACCACTTGTCGGGCTTTTACTGCCCCCGCGCCAGCCCGAGGATAGACGCATGGCAACCGCTACCGGCGCATACGCCACCGCAGCACTCGTCAAGGCGCGTCTCGGAATCACCGATGCCACCGACGATACGCTGCTGGGCACGATCTGCGATCAGGTCAATCAGTTCATCGAAAGTCCGCAGGGCTGCGGGCGAATCCTTGCCCCCGTCACGTCTGCTACCTATCTCATGGACGGAAACGGGCAGACGCGTCTCTACTTTCCGCGCGGCCTGCGCGCCGTCACGGAGCTGAAGATCGGCGACTACACGGGCGATACGCTGGACGTAATCGCTTTGACCGATTACTTCCTGCGCCCGCTCGCCCACGAGCGCGCCCCCGGCTGGCCGGCCCTGTGGGTCGTCCTGTCTGATCGCCCCGCGGGAGGCTATCGGGTCTTTGCGGATGGCTTCGAGACGGTCTCGATCACGGCCACGACTGGCTGGAACGCGATCCCCGACGACATCACCGACGTGGCCATTACCACCGCAGTCCGCGCCTGGCATGCTCGCCAGAGTGGGCAGGCTGACATCGTCGGCAACGACGAGACCGGCGCGCCGCTGGTGAGTCGCTACGTCGCTCCGTACCACTGGGGCGCCATCAAGGCGTACCGCGCCAAGCACCCCGGCGTGGTCGGATGAACGCCCTGACGATCGCCAACGCCCTGGCCGGCAAGTTCGCGTCGGGCGCATTGACGCCGCCGGCCGGGTACGGCGCCATCCGCAAGTCCACCGCCGCCCTGCCGAACGCAATCCCAACGAGCCCCTGGGTGCTCGTCATATTGCCGCGAGGGAGCGTAAAGCTCGGCGCTCAGCAGCTTACGCACACGTTCGAGTATCACGTCCAGTTCCACTACGCGAAGTCGACTGGGGACACGGCGAGGGACATGACCGGGATGCTGTCCTGGCTTGGCGTCCTGCTGACGGCCACTTATGTCGATATGGACCTCGGGATCTCGGGTGTGATGAAGGCATATCCCACGACCTACGACATGGTCGTGTTCACCTACGGCGGTGATGAGTTCTACGGCTGGGACATCACCTGGATGGTCGACCTCAACGAAGCGCAGGTGATGCGCCCGTGACGCTGACGCCATGAGCAGTGCGATCGACATCCGCACGGTCGGCGGTGAAGAGATCCTCCAGGCACTCGCCAAGATCGACGAGCGGCACGTCGACTTCCTCCTGCGCGACGCGATGGCAAGGGGCGGCACGGCCATGAAGCCCTTCGTTCGCAACGCGGCTCCGAGGGGCACGGAACTCGGCGGTTCGATGGACAACCGGACCCATCCGGGCGACCTCAAAAAGTCCATCAGCATGAAGCGTGGCAAGCGGTCCCGCCCGCCCGCCGTGATCGTCTATGCGGCCGCGAAGAAAGGCGGCTGGATCTCTCACTTCGTCATCGGTGGCACGAAGCCCCACAGCCTCGCTAGGCGGGGCTCTCTCATGCGACGCCTCGGCCAGGGGTTCAAGCATCGATTTCCGACGGCTCCCAACCCCTACATGACCAGAGGCGGACAGGCCGGTACTCCGGCGGCCCTCGCGGCGATCGAGAAGAAGATCGCCGACTACTGGAAGACCCTCTAAGGAGGCCCGGCACCATGAGCGACGCGATCTTCAACATCATGCAGATCGGCCAGCAGACCGACAGCACCACCGCGGCCGACGCCGCGGTGCTCTTCCCGGTCGACGCCGGCGCCGTGATCGACGCCGACCGCAGCGCCATGAACCCCGAAGAGGACTACGGCCAGAACGCGATGGCGCAGCCCGGACGCGGGCACTACGGCCTCCGCGCCGCCAGCCTCTCCGTGACCGGCGACGTGCGGGCCGAGGACTTCATGGAGATCCTCGAGATGCATGCCGCCGGCGGCATTACGCCGACTGGTGGGGTCGGCGCTTATGTCTGGGATTACACCTGGGACATCGACGCCGACACAAAGACCCGCTACACGATCGAGGGTGGGGCGGTCGACGATGCCAACGACCAGTGGCGGGCGGTCGGCTGCCTGTGCGACACCCTGGAGTTCGGGTTCGACGCCCTGACGGCTCCCGGCAACGCGCCGTGGAAGTTCACCGCCGGCATCGAGGCCCTCTACCGCGAGAAGCACGCTCTGACCGCTGCGCTGTCTGCCCCGGCCGCTCTTGAGACGTTCGAGGGGCACATGACAAGCCTCTACGAGGGTTCCACCGCGACGGCGTTCGCCTCGCTCTCCGAGATGTCGTCCAGCCTCAAGTCCTTCAAGCTCAACAGCACACTCGGCCTGACCAGGCGAGCCTATGGCGGCGTGGCCGACTACGCCTCGGCATGGGGACAGGGCCAGCGCAAGGCCCTCAACTTCACGGCAGAAGTTGCGATCAACGCAACCTCGCTGGCGGACATCCACGATGTCTACGAAACACCCGGTTCCACGATGGTCGAGCGCCGCTGGCGCATCCTGACCCGCGGCTCGCGGCTCACGACGCAGAACGAAGTCCAGACGTTCACCACGGACGCGGACGGCGGGACGTTCACCCTTTCGTTCGAGG